CCCCCACCCTCTCTCCCAGAAAATGGCATCTGAAAATGGGAATTGATACCCCCGGGGGGGTATATAAAAAAAATGCCAAGAGCGCGGTGCAAGATGACTAAGAGGTGGAAGTTGGTACACAACTTTATTGTGGCGTATATGAAGATTCACGGAGTAGCGCCAACGTATCAAGTTGTGGCAGATGCTTTGGGGATGAGGTCTAGATCGAATATCCAGAGGATTGTGAAGAGGTTAGAAGAGTTGGGTTATTTGCAAACAAGGCCAAAGAAATACATGAGTGTTAGGTTTGATAAATCAGTTTATGAGGTAGTGAGGCTGTGATCTTGACCAATCAGGAGTTGGGGGATTATCTCCGGATTGTTGACAGGGTGTCGGCGGAGGAGAGGAAGAAGATATTGAAGTTGTTGGAGATGGATCGGGTATCGAGGAGTCGGGATTCGTTTTTGTTTTTTGTGAAGCAGATGTGGCCGGTGTTTATATCGGGGCGGCATCACAAGATCATGGCAGATGCTTTTGAGAGGGTTGCGAGGGGGGAGTTGAAGAGGTTGATTATTAATATGCCTCCGAGGCATACGAAGAGTGAGTTTGCGAGTTATTTGTTACCGGCGTGGTTTTTGGGGAAGTATCCGCATAAGAAGGTGATTCAGACGGCTCATACGGCGGAGTTGTCTGTGGGGTTTGGGAGGAAGGTGAGGAACCTTGTGTCTTCGGAGGAGTACCGGAAGATATTCAATGTCACTCTATCGAGTGACTCGAAGGCTGCGGGGAGGTGGAACACCCATGAAGGTGGAGATTATTTTGCTATTGGGGTTGGAGGGGCTGTAACGGGTAAGGGTGCAGATTTGTTGATCATTGATGATCCGCATTCGGAGCAGGAGGCAAAGCAGGGCAATCCGGAGGTGTATGACTCGGTATATGAATGGTATACCTCGGGTCCAAGGCAGCGTTTGCAGCCCGGAGCGGCCATTATCATTGTGATGACACGATGGGCAAAAAGAGATCTGACGGGGCAGATTCTTAAGAATTCTGGGAAAGATGGGACAGATAGTTGGGAGGTGATTGAGTTTCCCGCAATTCTTCCTTCAGGCAATGTGTTGTGGCCTGAGTTTTGGCAGAGAAAAGAGTTGGAGGCTATCCGGGCTGAGTTACCGGTTGCCAAGTGGGAGGCTCAGTATCAGCAGAATCCGACCTCGGAAGAGGGGGCGATCATCAAGCGGGAATGGTGGCGCACTTGGGAGGCAGAAGAGCCTCCGGCGTGTGAATACATCATTCAGTCTTGGGATACCGCTTTTGAGAAGAAGACGAGAGCTGACTTCTCAGCTTGTACCACTTGGGGAGTTTTTCAGGCTCCGGATAAAAACGGGAAGGATGCTCCAAACATCATCTTGTTGGATGCGTTTAAAGATCGACTGGAGTTCCCGGAATTGAAACAGAAGGCCAAGGAGCTTTGGCAGGAGTTTAATCCCGATACATTGATTATTGAGAAACGCGCCGCAGGCGCTCCATTGATCTATGAGTTGAGAAGGATGGGGATCCCGTTGTCTGAGTACACACCATACAAGGGGCAGGATAAGATTGCCCGTGTAAACTCTATTGCTGATTTGTTTGCTTCTGGGGTGGTATGGAGGCCGGAGACTCGCTGGGCAGAGGAAGTGGTGGAAGAGATGGCAGCTTTCCCTAATTCTGACCATGATGATTTGACGGACTCTGCTTCTCAGGCATTGATGAGGTTCAGGCAGGGTGGGTTTATTCGGATCAATAGTGATGAACAAGAAGAAGAGTTCATCAATCGCAGGCAAATGGCTTTTTATTAAGGATTGGACATGATTGATAAAGCTCTTCAGCCAACCGACCTCCCTGCGGGAGTTCTTGAGATTGAGATTGAGGATCCGGAGTCTGTGTCCATCCGGGCCGATGGAACGGAAATCATCCTGTCAGATGAGCCGATGTTTCCAGAAGAGTTTGATGCCAATCTGGCAGAGTTCTTGGAAGAGAACATCCTCAATAACATGGCAGCAGAGCTGCTGGATATGGTGGATGAAGACACCAACGCCCGGAAAGATTGGGCAGATATGTATGTCAAAGGATTAGAAGTTCTGGGAATGAAGTATGAGGAACGGACTGAGCCTTGGGTAGGTGCTTGTGGGGTGTATAGCCCTATCCTTACGGAGTCTGCCATCCGTTTCCAGTCTGAGATGATTGTTGAAACGTTCCCGGCCCAAGGGCCGGTCAAAACCCAGATTATTGGGGAAGAAACCGCAGAGAACAAAGAAGCTGCCGTTCGAGTCCGGGACGACATGAATTGGCGTCTGACGGAACAGATGATTGAGTACCGCCCAGAACATGAGCGGCTGCTCTATAGCCTTGGTCTTTCTGGGTGCGCGTTCAAAAAGGTCTACTACGACCCCACCATCGAAAGGCAGATGGCTCTGATGATTCCCAGTGAGGAAGTCATCATGCCCTACGGGGCATCTAATGTTTACACGGCAGAGCGTGTGGCTCATGTGATGCGGAAGACAAAAAATGAAATCCGCAAACTTCAGGAATCGGGTGTTTACATCGATGTGGATCTTGGAGAACCCATCCGGTTTTTCACCGACATCGAAAAGAAAAAAGCTGAAGAAGGTGGTTTTTCTCTGACCAGTGATGACCGCTATCAGGTCATTGAATATCACATCGACTACAACATCCCCTCCATGGATGATGAAGAGGGAGTGGCAAAGCCATACATCATCACTATCGAGCGCGGAAGTCAAAAGGTTTTATCTATCTATCGCAATTGGTTGCCTGAAGATAAAACGCATCAGAAGCGACAGCATTTTGTCCAATACACCTACATCCCGGGATTTGGGGCTTATGGACTGGGGTATATCCATCTGATTGGCGGATACGCCAAAGCAGGCACATCCATCATCAGGCAGTTGGTTGATGCGGGAACCTTGTCCAATCTTCCGGGTGGTTTGAAAGCCCGTGGGATGCGAATTAAAGGCGACGACACGCCTATTTCTCCGGGTGAATGGAGGGACGTAGACATCCCTTCTGGGAGCCTCAGAGAGAACTTCTTTGCGCTTCCCTATAAAGAACCTAGCGCAACCCTTGCAGGGTTGCTGACCAAAATTACAGAAGATGGCAGAAGGCTAGCGGGGATTGCCGAATTGGAAGTGAGCGATATGTCCGCTCAGGCTCCAGTTGGAACAACCTTGGCTCTCTTGGAACGGCAGTTAAAGACCATGAGCGCCGTTCAGGCCCGGGTTCATTCAAGCCTGCGGATGGAGTTTAAACTCCTCAAGCAGATCATTCGGGACTACATGCCCGAAGACTATGACTATGTGCCGGTCGGTGGGGCTAGGTCTGCCAAACAAGAGGACTATGACCTCGTAGAGGTGATTCCGGTCAGTGATCCTAATGCCGCCACCATGGCCCAAAGGATCATGCAGTATCAGGCAGCTCTTCAGCTAGCCCAAGGAGCGCCGCAAATCTATGATTTGCCGCAACTTCACCGTCAAATGCTGGAAGTTCTGGGTATCAAAGAAGCTGCCAAACTGATCCCAACCGCAGCAGATCAAAAACCCAAGGATCCGGTTTCAGAAAACATGGGTGTTTTGACGGGCAAACCCCTTAAAGCGTTCATGTCTCAGGATCACGACGCTCATATCGCAGTTCATATGAGCCTGTTACAGGATCCCAGCATCATGCAGTTCATTGGGCAGTCTCCGATGGGGTCTCAAGTCCAAGGAAGCCTGATGTCCCACATCGCGGAGCATATGGCGTTTAAATATCGCTCCGAAGTTGAGCAGCAATTGGGTGTGCAATTGACCGCTCCGGATGCTGAATTGGATCCCAACACTGAAGTTCAGGTGTCTCGTTTAACCGCAAGAGCCGCTGCACAGCTTCTTCAGACCAAACAAGCCAAAGCTCAACAACAACAAGCCCAACAACAAGCACAAAACCCGGAAATGCAGCTCAAGATGGAAGAGCTGAAGATCAAACAAGCGACATTGGCGCTGCAACAGGCCAAATTCCAAGCTGAAAACAAACTGGAAAGCCGCAAGTTAGATCTGGATCAAGCAGAAATTGCCATCGACGCTCAAAAAGAAGCAGCAAAATTGAACTTCAAAGAGCGTGAAGTGGATAAAAAACTAAAAACAGACATGATGAAACACATGATGCCTCAATAAAGGAGCGATAACGTGCTTCATTCCGTTATCAAAGATCTTAAGGACCGTAGAAACAGCCTGCTACAAGCCATTGCGGATGGTTCGGCTAAAGATTTTACGGAATACAAAAACATTACAGGCGAGATCCGAGGTCTATCGCTTGCAATCGCGTTACTTGAAGACCTTGTGCGGCAAATGGAGAGTTCTGATGAGTGAAATCCTGATAGCTTCAGGTGATGAAGTAACTTCCCTTCCTGATACTCCGGAAAAGAAAGCAAAACAGCTTCCAATTCCACGGACATATCACGTTCTCTGTGCGGTCCCAGAGACTGAAGAGGAGTTTGAAAGCGGATTGGTGAAAAGCAATACGACCATGCAATTCGAGGAGCTGTTATCCCCGTATTTATTTGTAGTTGCCATGGGTCCAGATTGCTACAAAGACGATAAACGATTTCCCAGTGGACCTTCTTGCAAGGTCGGGGATTTTGTCATTGTCCGTCCCAATTCAGGCACCCGGATGAAAATTCATAACCGCGAGTTCCGACTCATTCACGATGATTCGGTTCAGGCAGTTGTGGAAGATCCCCGGGGAATCACCCGAGCATAAGGAGTCATCATGGAAAAAACTGAATTTAAATTCCCGGATGAGCAAAAAGAAAAAGATTCAATTGAGGTAGAGGTTGAAGCTGAAGCTGCGGATGCAGAGCCGCAGATTGAAGTGGTAGACGACACACCTCCGGAAGATCAAAACCGGGAACCGATGAAAGAACCTCCCTCCGAAGTCACGGAGGATGAGCTTCAAAACTATTCGGATAACGTTAAAAAACGTATCCAACATTTCAGTAAGGGCTACCACGAAGAACGCAGAGCCAAAGAAGCAGCTTTGCGGGAAAGGGAAGAAACGCTTCGACTGACCAAGGCGCTGATGGAAGAGAACAGCCGCCTGAAACAAAACCTTGGTCAGGGCCAGCAGGTCATGTATGAGCAAGCTAAAGACAAAGCTCAGAGAGACCTAGAAGAGGCAAAAAAAGCCGCCAAAGCGGCTTTTGAAGCGGGCGATACTGAAGCGTTTGTAGAAGCCCAAGAAAAGCTCGTAGAAGCTAAAACGTTGGCAGAAAGACTACGGGCAGCACCGCAGCCTTTACAACCTAAAGAAACTGTTGTAAAAAGTGCTGAACCGCAAATTGATCCAAAAACCCGTGCTTGGTATGAAAAAAATCCGTGGTGGGGTCAAGATGAGCGGCGAACGGCCATGGCTTTGGTCATTCATCGTGAACTTGAAAGGAAAGGTGTCGAACTAGGGTCAGACGATTATTTCAATCAGCTCGATCAGGAGCTTAAGGGTGCTTTTCCCGCTGCTTATCCGCAGGAACAGTCAAGGGAACCGCCCAAACCCAAACCTCCTTCAGTTGTAGCACCTGCTAGTCGAAGCACAGCGCCCCGTAAAATCGTGCTTACGAAATCAGCAGAACGGATTGCAAAGAATCTTGGTTTGACTTTGGAACAATACGCCCGACAGGTACTTGAAGATGAGAGGAAGAAAGCAAATGGCTGAAGATCGCACCCCCCGTGAAACCCGGCAACAAGCCGAGCGTCCCACACGTTGGCAGGAACCGCAAAAGCTGCCCGAACCGCATCCGGAACCCGGATATGCGTTTCGATGGATTCGCCTAAGTATTCTTGGTCGCACTGATCCCACGAATATTTCTGGCAAATTCCGCGAAGGTTGGG